CTTCTATAGTGTCGGTTGCCCGTACAACTACTTCACTAAGGTTGCAAAATTGTGATGGTCTAAGGATAATCTCGCTGCAAGGATTAGTGCCAAAATCATATGTACTATCCCGTCTATCATTTTTAGCAGCTTGCGTCTTACTTGCTTGACGATTAAATATACCTCTCTCTCCTGACCCGCTCTCTACCAAGGCAGTCCACTCGCGCATGAATGCTAGGCTGTCAGGCTTCTCAGAGTATGCCACAGAGTTGTTTGCTAAAGCACGATAACCAAATCTGTAAATATTATTTTGCGGCTCATCCCACCACTTACCACTCTTAGCATGTCGCATACGATCATCAGACAGGTTACTCAGGGAAATCATTGCGGAGCGGCGTACACCGCCAACGACTACTACCTCTCCTACTTTGCACATCAGGTCATGGCATTCGATGGAAGACAACTTACGTCCTTGAGCATTCTTAAACGTAGTGACTGCAAAGTTAAACAGATCAACCAACGGCGCTGGGCCAGACGCCCTACCCCCGAATGTCTTTAGTCGCGCACCAGCCGGTCTAACCTTTTCCACATTCCATTTTGGAATTTCACCAGCCCATAGGAGAGCAAGAACTTGTCTGAAAGCCTTAGCCCATCCTTCCTTACTATCCCTGACCATAACAATAGTGTCACTGTAGAAGAGTTGCGGAATTTCTGGGAGACTGTTGATGTATTGCCTCTCGACAGAGAACCCGACACCAGTGCCACAAAGGAGAATTTGCATAGCCTCATCGAAGGCCTTCGGGTCATCTACGGCTAGATAGCTGCAATTATACATACACGTATTATCTCGCGCAGCCGCTTTCCCTGCAGTCATCATTGACCGCATACTAGGCATCACTTCTAAGCTAAGGATGGCCTGTTCTATATTATTTATGTAGGTATCATCACCAGCTACAGGCTTTACGATGTTATCCATGTAGCGAGATACTGTCTCTCCCCATGTCTCTCTTCGGCCTTCTTCTTCGAGCCACCTCGCATAGCGGCTGGTTGCAATGAAGGTTTGGTAGTCGGTTGGTAATAGGTTACTCATTATTGGTCTCCACAAGATCCGTTAGTGTTGGTTGTTTATAATTTGGACCCTTCTGCACTTTGCCGTCTGGCCCTTTAAGCGGCTTGCCGTCTAAGCCCAGCTTGCTCATATTGGAGCGGTGTACACGGCGAACTGCCTTGTCTAAGTTCCAGCCGTATGTGGCTGCGTATCCGTAGATCACGTAGACTAAGTCAGCTAATTCCTTGAGCATGTTTTCAGGGCTATTGCCGTTGCAGCTTTCATCAAAAGCTTCCCCGTATTCTTCCTGAATCATATCCCAGCGAAAATCTTCCAGCTTCTTGCTGAACTTCCACTTCTCGCCTAGTGGCTGCTCCATTCTGGATGCGAAGTCAGAGACCATTTCCAAAGGCGAGAGATGTCTGTGTTTATCCCAATCCTCTGGCATATCATGTAGGCCAGCCTGTGGTAGTGGCTCTGCTAGTTCAGCCACCGCGTCGATATCTTCCTGAGTGATCATTCTTCAAGCTCCTCAATCAGCCGGTCTAGATACCAGCGGGCTTTCTTGAGGTCTTCGGCCCCATTTTTATAAGGCCAGCGCCATAGGTATTTAAAGGAGTTCTGCCAGCAATATGACTGATGCTGAGTTGGAATGATTTTAGGTGGCTCAGTACCGCCGTCTGCCATAGCCTTCATAGCGTCTATGCATTCAATTCCAGACTGATTATAATGTAGAGGCTTATGGACCACATCCATGATGGGCATTGGATCTTCATCACTAGGGTAATCCCGTAGATGGTCTTCATAGGTCATTTTTGTACTGCGAGCGTTCATCAATGCACCTTCTTGCTAAAATCAATAATCTTGGCGTCAGACACTGCATCCAGAAGCTCATCATCCGGTTCAAAGACTACCTCTTCGCTCATCTCTTCTTCGAGGGCAGTTAAAATGGAGCCGGTTGTGGCTAGATACTCGACACCGTTCTCCAAGATCATGCAGAGGCCATTGGATATATCGATCATGGCTTTCACATATTCAGGGTCTAAGTCTTCGGGGATGTTTCCTTGGCTAGACAGGGTCATGCTGCCATCGTCAGGGTTAAGAGTAATCATTACGTGAATACTATTTTCGGGGAGATTTACTTTTGGCACTATTTTTCCCAATCAATTTAAAGAAATGGTCTGCGTCCATGACAGCCAGAGGTTTCTGGCGATCAGCTTTAATAATGGCGATTGGCTCCGCACCCTTCGGACAGTTTTCTGCCGCTTGGTCCATCACCTTGTAGATTGCGAATGATTTAAATGCCTTGCACTCTACTGAATATGGGAACAGGCGTCTGGCGGCAGGACTAAGTTGTACGTCTTCACCGCCAGCGCCCATAGAAGTGCTTCGGACATCATCTGAGAGGAGTGCTTTGGGAAAGAGAGCGAGAATTTTATCTCTGACCCATTGCTGATGTCTTCGGCCCTTCGCTTTGGCACTCTGTGGGGTTATAGCCACTTCGGGAGGTCTAGGACTGTATACTCGCCCCACCCAGTACCAAAATCTTCCTTATCACTAGCATCCTTAATGACAGCCAGTGTCCTGTGCATACGCTCTGTAGCATTCGCTAGTAGCTCTGGACTAACTACGTGCATGTGGCTGGCGTATGGAGCAGCCTTTTCCACTGCAAGGAAATGAAAGCGTTCTACTAAGATCCCAGCTAAGTTGCACACGTATAAGTAGAATGCTGCTTGTAGATCGTAAGAGTACTTCCAGCACTCCTGCGCGAACCCTATAGGGCTGGCATCTTGAGTAGTCTTAACGTCATAGACTGTACCCTCTGTAGGTATGTAGAGGTCTGGCCTTGTTTTAAGCATTAAGCCGGTACGCTCACACTCAGCGAATACAGAGACCTCATTCTTACGGTTTTGATGCCGTAAAGCAGTCAGGCAGGTCTCGTTCTTCAGGGTCTCCTGCGCCATGCGGTGTGCTACGTGATACTCTACTTCCGTAAGCACCACCTGATCATCTTCAGCATTCTCCTCAAGCTCCTTAAAGCCTTTGGATGCTCTAGTCTTCGGCCCCTTGATCACTAAGTCACGATCTTCTTCTAACAGTAGAGCATGAACGGCAGACCCCATAGAGAAAGCAGATGTCTGCTTGCGTTTCTCGCCCTTCCAATGGGCAAGAGACTTCTTGTACACCGTCTTAACGGCGGTTGAGGATATACCATTCTGGGAGTGGTACACCTCGTTTGACATGCCCTCGACTATGCCCATTATACGCGGTAATCCGCTTCTAAGGGATTAACCTCATCCATAATTCTAGCAGCTTCAGCCTCATCGACGGCTTGCATACTGGCTTCTTTATAAGACTCCTCAATCCGCTTATTCTCAGCGGTAATTAAACCACTGACATGTGCCAGACTGTCGTAAGTTAGTTGGTCCATTAGGATCGGACTACCGAACTGCGGAGCAAAGTGCATGACGTAGTACTTTTTGCCGTATGAATTGGTCTGCGTGTCTTTGTAAAGGGAGCTTTCAAAATCCCAGAGGTTCATGCCTCGCGGCATCTTCTTCATCACATCATGGTAAAATGGTCCGTAGTTCTTCCGCTTAAGAGACATGATACAAGGCTGGTTTTCGATAGTGACCTCACGGTCATCCGATGTCTTGCCTGTGTAATTAATTATACCTCTAATAATCCGGTATCGATCAATGTCCTTGTACTTCTCTTTTTCTTGAGGAGACATTTGAATAGACTGCTCGTATGTCGGCATCCCACACATAATACCGCCCAATTGATCACGGGCTTCCTCACGTTGATTTTTCACCAGCAAGGATTTGTTTACTAGACCATCATCTCCCCAGTGCTGGTACTGGATGTGATTACTAAATGCCCTGAACCTTACGTTCTCTGTGGCATAGACTTGGTCTTGGCCGGTCTTCAGGTAAAATGCTCCCATTGGACCCATTTCGCCATCATAATTCATTCCTACCGCAGGGATTGACGGCCCTGATGATGTAGAGGCAGCACCTAATTGCGCGCTAATTTCTTCAATCGTTAAGCTGTTATCTTGCAGTACTAAGTCAGTCATACTTATTTCCTTAAAAGTGAACTTACATTATACATTAGTTAAGCGCGGTAATCAAACATATTCTTCCTGCTCTAGCCAGTTTTTACCACGACTTATTTCTATGTCGAGCGGCACAACAAGGGAGTAACCAAACCGCTCTTTTGACTCTTCGCTGACCTTAGTCATGGCCTCTGTAAGAACTTCTTTAACCTGATCTACCTCATCAGGATGTGTATCGCACACTAAACTGTCGTGTACCGTAAGTATCAGTTTTGATTGTAGTTTTCTCTCCTTAAACAGTCTAAACGCCCTTATGCACGCCAATTGAACTAAGTCTGCGCTGAAGCCTTGAACTGGATAATTCAGTATCTGAGTAGCATTCGATACCCTGTCTGCTTTGGTTCTAGTGACATTCGGCCAGAAATACTGACGGCCACTAGGTGTGGTAACTGTGCCATCTTTTAAAGTGCCATTCATTAACGACTGATGCCAGCCGTATATACCCTCGTATATCTGATAGAAGCGGCTGAAGTAGGCCTTGATATGCTCAGGCTGACCCGCCCCAGTACCACCAAATAGTGGCTGAAAGCTGGCCCACTTATGACCCTGACGCTCATCCTTGCTGACTTCATTAGGCGGCTTCTGTAGACAGATACTTGCAGTCTGTCTGTGGATGTCCTTACCCTCTAGTACGTCTGCCAATCCTTGACTGTCTCTCGACAACTCACATGCAGTTCTAAATTCAAGCGCGGAGTAGTCCGACTCTAAAAGAAGACCGTTTGGGAACCGACTGACAAAGCACTTGCGAACAGGAAATCCTCTCTTCGGCTGGTTCTGTAGATTAAGAGACATACCGCCGCCACTCGACAGTCTACCAGTAGAGGCAATGCACTGATTGAAGTTGGCATGTAGAAACCCGCTTGCGCGAGTACCCCGCTTGATACCCGCGACAAAGCTATCCAGATAAACAGAGACCGCACTTAGGCGTGACAGCTTAGTCAGGAACTCTACGGCTGTAGCATTATCCTTGCGCTCTGCCTGTTCAATCAGACGCTGTATGGTAACCTTGTCAGACTTAAACCCGCCGATACTGGCATCGTAGGCTGTACTAGGAGCCATCTTCAGGCCAGCAACTACGCCCGTCGAGGTGTATATCGCTCCTACTCCATTACAGACCGCACACCGTGACCTATTCTTATAAGGATCACCCTGCACACGATACTTCTTGCCTAACTTAGTCTTAGTCTTGACCTTGTACTTCTGGATAGTACCGGAACCAGAACAGTCAGGACACTGCGAGGCAGACTGCTTCATTACAACTCTGGTTGTGGTCCGTACTGCATCATAAAATTTATTAGGGTACTTTATAAAATCAAACGGCGGTCTGAGTGACTTACCGGCTTCGTTAGTACCGATGTTAAACGTCTGCTTGTGTATGGCCTTATCGATGACTTCCCGCGAGTAGATAACTCTGGTCATATCATCACCAGAATTTAGGTTAATGGGAGTGTCACCCATCACCTGTTCGACAATACGCTTTAGGTCTATCTCCAGAGCAGCCTTCTCTTCGGTAAACTGCGCCTCAACCTCTGCCAGAGCATCCCTATCGATCTTGACCCCATTCATCTCTATCTCACATAGAAATAGAAGCATCTCATTCATAAATGGGATGACCTTCTTTAGGCTAAGATTATGCTCACGGGCTAAGATGTCTTGCTGCGCGATATACAACTCACCACAGGCCTTAACATCAGCCTCTGCATACTCGACTACTACATCCAGCGGCATTTCAGAGAAGCATGTACCGCCTCTGAATAGCTCATCTACTAAGTCAGACTTCTTTAAGCTCTCAGTCTTACGCCGTAGGGCGCTCTCCTTTAGACTAAGCAGTCTACGCTGGCCCTTGGCTAACAGGTATTCTGTTATCATCGTGTCTCTGACGATAGGTGGCAATTCAAAGCCCATCTCTAGCAGCCACTCAGCATCGAACTTCACGTTGTGGCATATCATGCCGTCTGCTTCAGCGAGGTGCTGCTTTAGGCGGTCTATACCATCAGGCGAGTGTAGCTCCTTGTGATGCCACAGGTCTGTGTGAACCTCATCTACAGTCGCCAGCCCTAGCCAGCCGTAGTGAGCAGACACGCACCGATTGTCTGGGTTTTTCGGGCTGTTATCTATACGGCCATCTATTCGCTTAACCGTTGTCTCTAAGTCCAATACAAGCCATTTCACCACGGCGGCTCTCCATTCTCATCCAACTCTGGACGTTTAAATGAGAGGTCACGCACTACAGGCTGCGGCTCAGGCTCAGGGTTAATTACGCCAACTTCTTCCAGAAGCAGCGCAAGGTGCGGCGGCAGGTCATCACACTTCATAGCGAGAGGTCTGTGAGTTTAGGTTACAGAGTACTGTACCGTGCCAGCCAGAGATTTTATTCTTCATCACTGTGATCCAACGACTAGGGTCATCAGGATTATCAGGATCATTCATTCGGCCTATGCCTAGCATGACATCACTTTCAGCGGCCTTACCAAGCTTACTACCTTCCATCATCGACATGGTAATACGGGTCTTGCCTTCAGCTTCAGCCGATGCTTGCGATAGTCCTATTATAGCGCAGTCAAACTTCTTAGCGGCCTCACGTAGACGGTAGTAGAGTTCTCTAAGGCGTTCATGCCCAGAGTTAAATTGCTGAGTGAGTGCGATCTTGTCAGCCATATCGACGATGACCACATCAAACTTCTTCTTATTAAGATAAGCCTCAAGCATCTGGATATCCCAGCCTTGAGCATCGACAAAGGTCAGCCTCTCTTTAATACCTGCATAACGGGCAGCGGCTCCGCGAGAGTCAAAAGCAATCTCATCCTTAGTCATGCCAGTGTATGCTTGTACTGCACGTAACTTGGTACGCTTACCAATCTCTTCGTTGGCTATGTAACCTACTCTAGCACCTTGGGCGCAGAAACCTGCCGGTGCAGCACACAGACTAATAGCAAAGGCAGTCTTACCAACATTACTGTAGGCAGCTATTACACCAAACTCTCCCCTACCTATTCCGTAGACCTCTCTAGAGAGTGTGTCTATGTTGAACTTAAATCGGTTATCATTACTTACAACAGCCAGTAGTTCATCTATGTCATCAGTTACTTCATCAGCGAAGTCATCTGGCATGTAGCCTTCAGAGACACGGTCTAGCAGTGACTTTAGTAATTCCATTGCAGACGCATCGCCCTCAGACATCTTTATGCCAAGGGTGGCTATGTCTAAGCCGATGTGCTGACGCCATAGGTTTTCGATGACATCAACAGCCACTACATCATCGATCACTTCGGCGTTGGATACTGAGTTAATCAGATCTTGGATGTCGGCTGTCCAAGCACCTGTGCTGGTGGGGTTGTTAGCCTTCCAGTAGCTGAATAATTCTAACGGGGTGAGGTCTTTTTCAAATGCATCGTGCATTGATACGATGGTGGTGTAGACTTCTTTAAGTGTGTCATCAAAAAGGGATGGTCTGAGCTTTGCCTTGTTTTCGCTATAGAACGAATTACTGAGGCAGCTTTTAAGTAATGATTGGTCCATTTAACTCTCTTAGCTGTTAGCGTATTAATAAGGTGCTATTGTAACACAGCCAATAGAATAAAAAAAGCCCCATCCGAAGACAGGGCTAAATTTCTTTTTAGTTTAATTTTAGTTAGTTAGATCTGAACTTCATCTTGCTCAGATCTACTGATCCGGGATCACCCCTTCTCTCTCGTAGCTCAACTTGATAGTGTACTACGCGGCTGTTGCCCTTCACGTAGTCTGCTATCAGCTTTTCCAAAGCTACTTCCTCTGCGGCAGCGTCTTTAAAGCCGCCATCGATTTCTAAATCAATAATTGCTATGCCTCTAGCTTTCATTTTACCATTCCCTTTGCTTTAACGTCTGTATTGGTATCGTAGACGAATACTTGATTTCGCAGCCGATTGCCTGCGCCTATGTTAAATTATGTTAAGCGGAATACTGGTGGTGCTAAGGCAACTACAGGGCTGACCCAAACATCTGCACCCACCCAATCAGAAGTAGTTCTGAGAACTTTCTTACTAATTATGCGGAGATATTTTCTGGCCTGTGTGTCGCAGTAGGGCTTTCTAAGATAAGACCCTGTCCAACGAAGTAACTGATGACATAGATGAACTACTCTCTGTGCATAATTTTCACAAGTCATTACTTAAAACCTCTACAAGCCTGTTAACTGAAAGGTTCTTTAAATCCTCAGAAGTAAACCTAATCAGTAAGCTTTTATTTATACTCCTAACTATCGTTATAGACTTAGACGCAGCATCCTTGTCAAGGACCAAATAACAGGCATCATATTTATTTAGCGACTTTTTTAAGCAATTACTTACGCGAGTGCCTAGCAAAGCAACACCTACTAAGCCTTCTACTCTGCTAACAGAACATGCCGAAGGAGTATCTTCAACAAGCACGGCTGTTGATCCATTACCTACGTGTATACCCTCTTCCAACACACCGTAAGTCAGCCACTTAGGTCCATACTTCGTTAGTGATCTACCAACAGCGCCTGTGTCTGTACAGAATAGTACTCTGTCCTCTGCCGGTGCATAGCGAACATCTATGTATCCAGCTTCGTAAGCCTCTAGGCTGTTGTTCTGATCTAGATAGTCGAGGGCTGGCTGATGATTACGGGCTGGTGTAGTGATCGAAGGAATAGGCTTCGGCTCTCTAGTCTTTTGCTGTATTGCGTTGGCTAGATAGTTCTTAGCTGCCCGTAGGCTTCTCTTTCCTTGATAGATGCCTTTGCCATTGCAAGAGGCTCTAAAGCAATACCACTTTAGCTGACCGTCTACTTTAGAAACAGACAGCTTCTTTAAGCCACCACAGAAAGGACACTGGATTACTTTAGTGTCTCCTTCCCGTATAGGGATAGCTTTGATGACTTCTAGTTGTTCGAGATATGTCATTGGTCACTCTTAGTAGCTGGTTGGTAGTTGGTTTGGGGTTCTGCCTCTCCAAAGAGACAGCGTCAGCTTATACAGTTATTCGCATCTGTCAACACTTAATTAGGTGCGTATAAAAACAATTAGTGTTAACAGGCATTTTGTAGATATCCCGAATTATCCAATGAAATCAATGGGTCCGGTTAATCAATTGGTCGTAGGTTCGATCCCTACCGCCGGAGCCAAATTACTGATATTAAACAATAAAATGGCCCCGACATGGGTAAAGTGGCATGGCAGATTCCAGAGTGGCAGTCTGCCATTTTTGCCACTGTGATCATTATCCGTCCACTGATTCCAAACGAATGTAGAAGTCAGAGCCGTTGATATAACTCATCTCTCGTTCAGCCACTGACTTCTGGATAGTCTTATGTGCCAGTAGCTG